GAACACTAGGTTCCAATGGTTTACTGCACCATCCTGATCTTACTTCAGTGACTTCAAATATTTAACTATTTCCCAATCGGCTATTCCATCAGGGCCCTCACCTTGAAGAGTCTTAGTATAACCGAGGAAGTCAGGCATGTGATCAGTAGCTTCCTGAGCGTATTTAGCGATATTATCGAGGAAGCCTGGGATATCAAGACCTAACCTATATTTATCCCTTTTCATGCAAAATTCAATAAATTCATGAAATAACGGATGCCATTTGCAGTTCTCAATTATAGAGTACTGCCTAAGGGCTACCATTTCTGGTGTCCAATACTCAGGATCCATAAACCTTTCGAGATACCTTAATCTGCCTAAAGCACGATTTGTTGAGTAAATCCCGACGCATACTCCATCTACACGATAGTCTGTGTGATGATACCTCCGTAAGTACACGCAATCTTGGGTTGAAGCATACTGCTTTGACTTATTACATTCTTGCCCATGTTTGCTATACGCTTCAACTACTCCATCCACTGTGATTCCGGGGAAGGTGAGCACCCCATCATCGCCTAAACACATTGAATGTGGGTTTAACTTCTCTCCGCTCAGTATAGCAGCTTCATGCTGTAAGCACTTATGTGCTTCAGTTTCATCAACATTAGTGCCACCTGAACCTGAGCCCATACCATGTACACCGCACACCATTTCGAGGAGGTCTCCATCAAAGGAGATGATTAACGGTATTAGGTATTTAATTGGAAATATTTCTTCGAGCCAACGATCGGAGGTAACATTTTGTTTCAAAATGCTGCGATTAATGGTCTTCGCTGCATCCCGTAAGTCTGCGTTGAAATGTTGGTCGAATTTTGAGAAGTCTGTGCAGACTATGAGATCATCTTTTCCCTTAGTATCAAAGAGCTGAGTAATCTCGTGATCAACCGCTTCCATGCTAACCCAAGCAGGAATAATATTATATTGTTGCGCTGCTTCTATTAATGGCTGATACACTTGTAGTTCTGCAATGTTTATAGCAAAGGGGAACATCCAAACCACTCTTTGCTTTGTATCTTCAGCGCTAGGGCCACCTTCTTGACCTCGCCAGCCAATTGTTGCCGCGTTAAGGCACCAATGACTAGATAACTGCGTTTCAACCTCAGCAAACCTAGATTTACCAGGCCTCTGAAGCCATGCGTTAAACGGAACAGTGTCCTGTACAACATTCCGCCTTTTGGTGAAGTATGGTGTACCCGAATTTGTGGATTTCTTCATCTTATCCACTGTCTCACGTTGAGACCTAACTGGCAAGCCGCGTATCTTGCTAAAATCCTCAATCGCCGCTTCAATGGCACGTGCGTCGATGGGTTCTGAAGGCAGGAGGATGTCTTCGTAGTAAGACCTAATATCATCCATTCTCTTATCGAGTGGCTGTTGCACTGACATAGGTCCGACCTTATTCGCGAGGTCGATTTCATATTCGTACATTTGAGGCCATTTTGCCTTAATACTGACGAGAGTAACATCCCAATCCTTTAGGATCTTCTCCATAGAGTCACCTTTGGCGAAAGGTGCTGTGTAGATTTTCGGCTGTCCTCTCAAGACATTACCGAGATAAGCTTTGGCGGCACGAAATCCTTCGTTGGTGAAGTAATTCTTGCTTGGCCTTTTCAGAATTTTAAACTCTGAGCCGTACTTACCCTTCATTAGTGTACCTCCTTCTTATAGATGCGGATGATGTCGTTAGCCGTAACAAGAGCTGATCGTTTAGAAGTATCTAAGATGTAATCGTATGGAGCTTTCTCCCACGATGAAACATCATGGTGGCTTTGACTTGCCTTACCGGATACCTTCTGATCACGCTCAGATCTTCTGGCATCGTATACATCCTGTTTCGCGGTTAGCAATACTTTAATTGCATTGCTATATTTCCTTGACGGATTAAGATCCGCTGCACCAAGTATTTTACCTGTGACCAGGTTAGGCACTTGGAATCTGATGCGATTTGGATATAGATCTTCCAAATCAATTGCACCAATACCTTTGGTTTTAAGAATTCCGATTAGGGTTGATTTCCCTATACCGGGTGGTCCAAATAAGATGATATTCTTCATCGCATTGAACACTCCTTTCTTTAAGATTTGTT